ATAACTAATAAATTCAATAGTTTTATAGATAAAATATTTTCTATAAGTGTTGAATGGATTAAGTTTCTAGCAGTTATAACAGTAGGCTCAGCATTTACTTGGATAAAAGAGAAGTTTAATAGTTTTATAAAGTCTATAAAAACAGGTGTAGACATGGCAATGGATTCTTCTAAAGGCGGAGCAACAGAGCAATTAATGGTTTTATTAGATAATTTAGGAATAACTGGAGTTAAAGGTGCAGATGGACTAATAAAAAGTGTATCTTCTCTAGCTGGTTTTGCAAGTAACATTAGCTCTATTGCAGCAATAAGTGAAGCTGTTTACAAATTTACTCAGCCTGTTGTAGACGAGTTAAAAGCAGGATTTAGTGCAGACGGAGATTCATTCGAATTACCAATAAACGAAAACATAGACTATATGGAAGAGTTACATGAAGGCGAATTTTGCCCAAGGTGTCTCATAGAATATATACTCGAACATGTCAATACTTTAGAAGAGGCAGAATATAAAGGTCGCAAGGTCCAGTTAGGAAAACCTATGGCCGGTGATGTGAAAAAATTCAAAGTATATGTGAAGAATAAAAGTGGTAAAGTTGTAAAGGTAAACTTTGGACAAAAAGGTGTAAAGATAAAGAAAAATAATCCCGCTCGTCGTAAAAGTTTCAGAGCGAGACACAAATGTCATACCGCTAAAGACAGGACTACTCCACGCTATTGGAGTTGTCGTAAATGGTAGAAGTATATTTATAAAAAATACACATGGATAATTTCAATATTTACAAATCTAGAATTCATCTACTAAAAGAGACACAAGACCACGAAGTTTCAATGGCGATCTCTAGTCTAAAATCAATAGTTTCAAGCGCAACCCAATTGATGAATAAGATAGGCCAAGAAGAGAAAGATATCCCTGCTTGGATACAAGACCATATCACTAATGCAGAGAATTTTATCAACCAAGCATCAAAGAATTACCATGAATATGGAGATGATGCTGAAGGTGATATGCCTGATAATTCTATAAATGAAAATGAGTTTAGCTTTGACGATTTTAAAAAGTCACTAAAACAATATAAGGACGGTAATATTATTAAGTCTCAACTTATCACTGCATATAATAAATTAGAGGCAAGCGATCAAGATAAGGCTAAAGAGTTAGCTAAAGGGTTAGATGTATTACCATCTCCTTCAAGTAGACGTAAAAAATAATTACTGCTATGTTAAAAAAAGGTAGTGAAGGCCCAAAGGTAAGAGTTCTACAAGAAAAACTTGGAGTAGAGGCTATAGGTAAGTTCGGTCCAAAAACCGAAGCTGCGGTAAAGGAATACCAAGAAAAAATAGGATTAGAAGCGACAGGAGTTGTAGACTCCGAACTATGGGAAAGGCTATTTCCACCTCCTACACATCAAAAATCTCAAATACAATCAACAAACAATATGAATATACATTTACTCAAAGGACACATACCAGATGCTGTTATATCTCAGCTACCTGATACAATCGCTAAATTTGAATTGAATACTCCATTGAGGCTAGCTCATTTCTTAGCGCAAGCTGGTCATGAGAGTGGTGGTTTCAAGGTGTTGAATGAAAATCTAAACTATAGTGCAAAAGGTCTATTAGGTATATTCAAAAAGTATTTCCCTACAGAGGCTAAAGCAAATCAATACCAAAGAAAACCAGAAAAGATTGCAAATCTTGTTTATGGAAATAGAATGGGTAATGGCCCTGAAGCGTCTGGTGAAGGTTATAAGTTTAGAGGCCGTGGATATATCCAACTCACTGGAAAGGATAACTATAAAGCATTTAGAAACGTAACACACGAAGATGTAGTCGCTTATCCAGACCTAGTATCAACAAAATATCCATTATATTCAGCCGCTTGGTTTTTCCATAAAAATGGACTACATAAAATAGCGGATGAAGGTGCTTCAGATGCAGTGGTAACTAAAGTAACTAAGAGAGTAAATGGTGGCACTATAGGATTACCAGACAGAATAAAACATTTCAAAGAGTATTACAAAATATTGTCATAATATGTCTATCGAACTAGAAATATTGAAACGCATCATGATTATGGAGGCAGAAGGTGACGAGGTAGACACCACAGAAGGCGCTGATGAAGAGGAAGAGGCACCAAAAGAAGAGCCAAAACCTGAAGCGCCAGCTCCAAAACCTGGAACGTTTGAGGACGATCCAATGTCATTCATTCTCAAAAAATATGTCACTCTAAATGATATGTTAGAGGAGTTGATGACTCCAGCGTTCAGAGAATATGTTGATGGAATATTCATAGTAGCACCTAAACCTACTACATTCAAAATCCTATTACATAACGGTCAATACTTCTTCCTAACATATTTAGGAAAGGCATATCAAGCGACAATAACTGGTAGAAACTATTATTTGACTGAGATAGGAGAGAAGGAAAGATGCATGTTTGCTATATCTCGTATACTCAGATATGGCTCACCACTAAAAACTAAAGGACCAGACGGTGCAGAGCAAGGAACGCGAGAAGGAGAAGAGGATATTGCAGGCGCTTCACCAGAAGGTGGAGGTGGTGCAGAAGGAGGTGAAGTAGATACAACTGCTGGAGCAGCTGAGGAGTTGGAAGAGGCATTTCAAAGGAGGCTAGTAAAAACTCTTCTTGAGGCCAAAAAATCAGATGAAGAGTTGGTTATAGGTTATATAATATCTATGCTTTCAACTCACGGTATAGATAGTAAACGACTAAATAAAAATGGAGGTCCACATATAAGAGGAGTATTCGATCAAAATATAGAAAATGATATAAAATCATATTTACCAAGTGCTAAGATGGAAATAGTAGGACCTGGAGAAATAGCAAAAGGGGCAAGATCGGACTCTTACGATACAATGGTATTTACTTTAGGTAAAGGTGTAAAAGATTTAGAAGATAATATCATAAATAAAGGCACAAAGCTAAGCGTCGTAAACCAAATAAAAGCAGGTAAATCTTCCATAAAGGCTAAGTCTCTTACACCAGATGGATTAGGTCTTAGTGGATGGATATATGAGGATGCTGGGTCAATTGAGGTTGACGCTAAAAAGGGATTGGCTAAAGTCGCTGGACTAAATACCAATACAAAGAAGTTTATAGAGGCATTGATGGCAGATGTAATGTCTTCTACACAAAAATATGATGAAGTATCAGATATTACAGACACTACAACCACAATAAAGTTATCAGATAAAACTAAAAAACTAATCACCAGTATCCTACCTGGAGATATCGATATTATTGGAAAAGATTTTGGAGAGATTTTAGGAGCAATACTAATGGCAGCTGAAGTGGATATCAAAAAAGGTGTTGAGTTTCCATCTGCTGCAAATAATCCACTAGTAGATTTTTATGTGGATGATTATGGAATATCATCTAAGTATAAACAAGGTGCAGCTGCAACTCTATCAAGTATAATAAGTGGAGTAGATGAAAGCACTCTATCAAGCAAAGGTGAAAAAGCAGTATATACTCTATTCTCATCAGCGTTCAAAAAAGGTGTGTCTGATAGTTACTTAGATATTGCTAAAAAAGTAAATCCACCAGCGTTAGAAGCGCTATCAGATGCATTAGGAATTCCTAAAGATAAAATAACATTAGATGCAATAGTCGGTTTTATAACTAAGGCAGCAGGAAAACTATCTGGTGAAAAAGAAGATACAAAAGCAGATGGTAAAATAAAGAAAGCATTAGGTGCATTTTTTACCGCAGCAAACAGTCAACCACAATTCCCTATAAGGTGGCAGTCTTTCTCTTCTCCTCAAAAAGTATATGGAATAGTTATTGGCCCATTAGCAAAAGCGACTGCAGACTCGATGAACGCTAATAGTAGTTACCAATCAGGTTTGAAAACTATTATAAGTAAGATGGAAGTAAAACAACTCTATATGGATGTTTCCATCAAATCAAATGTAATAACATTCAAACTCAAATCTTTCTCTGACCCTAACGCTAATTTTGAGTTTACTCCATCAAATATTTCAGTCTACAATCCAGATAATGGAAAGATGGGGTTCAAAATGAAATAATAACGTAATATATCTTTGTATATTTATATACAAATGCAGATATGTCTGAAACACAACTATCCATAAAAGAAAAAATCCGCGAGGAGTTTATGAAGTGTGCAGCAGACCCTGTATATTTCATGAGAAAGTATTATATGATACAACATCCTACCAAAGGTAGAATGATGTTTGATTTATATGATTTCCAAGAAAAAGTATTACGCCTTTACCAAAATCACGAGTATTGTATAGTAAATAAATCGCGACAACTAGGTATATCAACACTAGTTTCAGCGTATTCCTTATGGCTCATGTTATTCCATAGGGATAAAAACGTTCTGGTAGTAGCGACAACACAGGCAACCGCCAAAAATCTAGTAACAAAGGTAAGATTTGCTTACCAAGCACTACCAACATGGCTGCGAATTGGAGCTTCGGAAGATAACCGATTGTCACTTCGTCTAATAAACGGCTCTCAAATCAAAGCCGTATCAGGTGCTGGAGACGCAACACGTTCAGAAGCGGTATCCCTCTTGGTAATGGACGAAGCGGCTTTCATTGATAGGATTGAAGAGATATTTACCGCTGCACAACAAACACTCGCAACAGGTGGTGGTTGTATCGCCCTCTCAACTCCTAATGGTGTAGGTAACTGGTTTCATAAAACCTACACTAAAGCCCAAAAAGGAGAAAATGGTTTTTTACCTATCTCCTTACCTTGGACCGTTCATCCTGAGAGAAATCAATCATGGAGAGAGCAACAAACCAAAGAGTTAGGTGTTCGTAATGCTGCCCAAGAGTGTGATTGCGACTTCGCTACATCAGGTAATTCGTTCATCGATCCAGAGATACTGTCATGGTATGAAGCCAATACAGTCAGGGAACCCCTAGAACGTCGTGGGATGGATAAAGCTTATTGGATATGGGAATATCCTAACCCACAAAATCATTACGCCGTGATTGCTGACGTAGCCCGAGGAGACGGTAGTGATTATTCCGCTTTTCATGTAATAGAAATAGAAACGGTGAGACAAGTCGCAGAGTTCAAATCACAAGTGGATACTCGCGAATTCGCAAGGATACTACTCAGTGCCGCAAACGAATATGGACAAGCGTTATTGGTCGTAGAAAATCAAAATATAGGTTGGGACGTCGTTCAATCACTCGTAGAGTCCGGATATAACAATCTACATTATGGATATAACAATGATGCTGCCGACTTCCAAAAATGGTTAGATAAATTCGATAGGAATTCAGGTCTTACTCCAGGATTTACTACAACCGCAAAGAATAGACCATTGATGTTAGAGAGAATGAGAGATTTCATTGAAAATAAGGTAGTATCCATCTCCTCTGTTAGATTATTGGAAGAGTTACGAGTGTTTATTTGGAAAAATAACAAACAACAAGCGATGCAAGGTTATAATGACGATTTGGTAATGTCATTTGCGATTGGATTGTATTTGAGAGAAACGAGTTTGCGTTTCAAACAAACTGCTGATGGACTTACTGCCGCAAGTTTATCTAATATAGGTAGAACGGGTAACAGTAGTGTTTCACCAACCTATTACCAAAATCCATACAGTGAATATAATCAATGGACTCAGGATATCTCAACTCCAATGGGACAAGAGTCCCAAGACTTGAGATGGCTCATAGGATAAAATAAAAATAACGAGATATTTATATAGTATATGGCGAATAACGAACAAAATACAGAGAAGCCTAGACAAAATCTATTCACATCGCTAAGGAGATTATTCTCTTCTGATGTCATTATAAGAAATGAAGGTGGTGGACAACTAAAAGTAATAGATACTGACCATATACAAACATCAGGTGTTATACAAACTAACGCTCTTGTTGATAGGTTTCATAAAGTATATACTACATCAACCGCATATGGAGTAAATCTAAACTTGGCCCAAAACTATAGGTCTGCCAGGGTTCAGATATACGCTGATTATGACGCAATGGATACAGACGCAATCATCGCATCTGCCTTAGATATCATTGCGGACGAATGCACACTAAAAAACGAACAAGGAGAAGTATTACAGATACGTTCTTCAGACGAAAATATCCAAAAGATATTATATAACCTATTCTATTCAACTCTAAACATAGAATTCAACCTATGGAGTTGGATAAGAAACATGTGTAAGTATGGTGATTTCTACCTCAAACTAGAAATCGCAGATGAGTATGGTGTATACAATGTAATCCCATTCTCAGCGTATAATATCGCAAGGGAAGAGGGTTATAACCCCCAAAACCCTAGCGAAGTCCGTTTCAAGTTCGATCCTAACGCTGCGATCGCTTCCACAACTGGTTATTCAGCGATAAGTCGCGAAGACGAACAAGGGATATTCTTTGATAACTATGAGATGGCGCATTTCCGTCTCACTGGAGATGTAAACTATCTCCCATACGGAAGGTCATATCTCGAACCCGCAAGAAAACTATTCAAACAATATGTATTGATTGAGGACGCAATGCTCATTCATCGTATTGTTCGTGCTCCAGAGAAAAGGGTATTCTATGTAAATATTGGCGCTATTCCTCCTGGTGAAGTGGAAAACTTTATGCAAAGGATGATTAGTAAAATGAAGAAGACACCTTTGATGGACCCACAAACAGGTCAATATAACCTCAAATATAACATGCAAAACATGTTAGAGGATATCTATATCCCTGTTAGAGGAAATGACGCCACAACTCGCATAGATACCGCAAAAGGTCTAGATTATAATGGTATTGAAGACGTTCAGTATTTTAGAGAGAAGTTGTTCGCCGCTCTCAAAATACCTAAAGCGTTTATGGGATATGAGAAAGATTTGACTGGTAAAGCGACACTCGCAGCGGAAGATATTCGTTTCGCAAGAACAGTGGAGAGAATACAAAGGATCGCGACATCAGAACTCACTAAAATAGCGTTGGTTCATCTATACGCAAATGGATATACAAACGAGTCCGCCGCTAACTTTACAATATCACTAACAAATCCATCAATCATCTACGAACAAGAGCGAATCGCCCTATTCAAAGAGAAGATTGATCTCGCAAATCAAGCGTTAGAAGCGAAAATATTACCTAGAGATTTTATTTACGATAAGATATTCCAGTTCTCAGAAGATCAATACGCTGAGATGGATGATATGATTATCGAGGATCAAAAGAGAACATTTAGGTATAACCAAATCGTAGAAGAAGGAAATGATCCTTCAGAAACAGGTCAAGCGTTCGGAACACCACACCAACTCGCATCATTGTATGGTGGTAAGGGTCAAACTAGTTTAGATGTCCCAACTGGATATGATGAAACTAATCCAAGCGAACCAACACCTCTACCAGGACGACCACAAAAATATAAATCTAGAAAAGGAACAGATAAAGCGACATTTGGTAGAGATCCAATGGGTAAAGCGGATCTAAAATCAACAGCGGACTCAGGAGAAGATAGAGGATTAGGTTTAGGCGCTCCACTCGCACTTGAAAACACAATGGTTGAGTTTCTAAGAATGCGATCTTCTCTAAATAAAATAAATCCTAAAAACACAGGTCGCAAAACAAAACTATTCGAACAATCAGACGCCGAAGGTAGAAAAACTTCTTTATATACTCAACCAGAGATACTACAAGAGGATGTGATAAAAGACGATAGTGAATTCCCTAAAATAAATCGTCCAATAAAAGAAGTAAAAACTAATCTAAATGATGAATCTCAACCAATAGGAGTATTATTAGAAGCGACAAAGAGAATAGAGAAAGAGGTTGAAATTAGAGAAGAAGATTTACTAATTCTCAATGAGAAAAATATATTACCTGATTTGGAATTGAAACTCGATAACCGAGTGGTAGTTTCAGAGAAGTTATTGAATGAAA